TTTTAGGTATTGAAGAAATTGATTCAATGCCATTTGTTTCTGTTACACCAATACTAATGCCACATAGATTTTATGGAAGATCTATTTCTGAATTAGTAGAAGATATACAATTAATTAAATCTACTGTTATGCGTCAAATGTTAGACAATATGTATCTAACTAATAATAATCGTGTAGCTATTCAAGATGGTCAAGTAGCAATGGATGATCTATTAACTAATAGACCTGGTGGTATTGTTAGAACTAAACAGCCACCTCAAAATGTTATCATGCCATTGCAAGCACAACCAATTACAGATCAAGCTTCTGGAATGTTAAATTATTTAGATGCTGTTAAAGAACAAAGAACAGGTCAAACTAGACAATCTCAAGGTTTAATGCCTGATACTATTAATACTAAAACTGCTACAGGTATTAACCAAATATTAACTCAATCTCAAATGAGAATGGAATTAGTAGCTAGAGTTTTTGCAGAAACAGGTGTAAAAGATTTAGCTAAAAAAATATTTGAACTAATTTGTAAGTATCAGCAAAAAGAAAAAATAATTCGTATTAGAGGAAAGTTTGTACCAATGCGTCCATACGAATGGAGAAATCGTATGAATGTAACTGTAGCTGTTGGATTGGGTACAGGATCAAAAGAACAACAATTAATTTTATTAAATTCTATTTTAGAAAGACAATTGCAAGCTGTTAACTTACAACAAAACGTATTTGGCCCAGTTGTTAATGTTAAAAATATTTATCATACTTTACGTAAGTTAGTAGAGAATGCAGGACTTGGAAATGTTGAACCATACTTTATGGATCCAGATGTTGGTCAAGCACAAATGCCTCAGCTTCCACCTAAACAACCTACTGAATTTGAAAAAGTTTCATTGGCTCAAGTACAAGGTGAAAACGAAAGAGCAGTATTACAATCTCAAATAGAGATCAAAAAACTTGAAGCTAAAATGAGAGAAAAACTACTAGACTTTGAACTTCAAGTAAAAGATATGGAACTTAAATATAATACAAAGATTGATGAACTTGCTATTAAGAATAGATCTATGATAGAACAACAACAAGTCAGACAATCTGGCGATATATTTAAAAAAATAATGGAAGGACAAAAGGAGTTTTTTAATAAAGATGAGCAATCTGGACAACCAAGTGCAACGGGGTCAACAGGCGAAACGCCTACTGAATGATCCTCTTTTAAAAGAAGGTTTTGAATATCTCTTTGAAGAATATAAAAAAGAGATTTTTAACACGAGTTACAATGACCATGAACAACGACAAGTGCTATGGATGGCATATAATTTGCTAGACAAAATCAAAGGGCATCTTGTTACAGTTATGGAAACAGGTAATCTAGCTGCATCTGAGCTAGAAAATTTAACACGCCAAGCTACAAAAGAGTAGAAGCGTTAACAAAAGGAGCATATAATGCCAATTGCTGATAAAACAGTACAAGGTGCTGCTAATAAAATTTTAGGCATTTTGAATCCTCAACCTGAAGCTCCAAAAGAGCCAAAACAGGATGAAGGACAATCAGAACCTGAAGTTGTAGCAGAACCATCAGTAGAACCTGTAGATGAACAGGTTACATCTCAAGAGAGCCAATCTCAGTCTGAAGAAGCTCCAGTAGATGTCGAAGCTACTGAGAATCAGGAAGTAACAGAAGAAACTGCGTCAGAAGTAGAAGTCGAGAAACCAAATCTCCACCGAGTCAAAGTACAAGGTCAAGAGTTAGAGGTTACCCTTGACGAGCTTAAAGCAGGTTATTCTAGAGATTCCGATTATAGACAAAAGACACATTCTCTTTCTTTAGAGAAAAAACAAGTAGAGGAAGAAAAAAGTGTTTTGCGTCAACAATACGACATGAAACTTAGAGAGTTAAATGAGGCGATAGCAAGTGCCGAATCTTTAACCAGACAACAGTTAGATCCTGCTGAATTGCAGAAACTTTATGAGGAAGATCCAGCTCAAGCTGCTAAGTATGATTTTCAACTTAGACAGCAACAAGAAAAGATTAACCAAGCTAAAGCTAGAGCAAATCAAGCAGCACAAGCACAATATAATGCATATCTAGCTGAACAAAGAAGATTAGCACAGGAACGTATTCCTGAATTTGCTGATCCAGTTAAGTCTGAAACTTTTAAAAGCGGAGTTAAATCTACTTTAAAAAATTATGGATTTAATGATCAGGAAATAGCATCATTAGCAGATCATAGAATGTTAATGGTTATTAAGGATGCAATGTCTTACAAAGGTTTAAAAAATTCTAAACCTATTGTTCAAAAGAAAATTGCAAATGCGCCTAAGGTTATTAAACCTGGTGTTGCCAAAACTGAAAACTCTAAGAGGAATGACGTAAGGAACAAAATATCTAAACTAAAGAAGACTGGTCGTCTTGATGATGCCCAATCTGCTATTTTAGGTATGTTAACTAAATAACCTTAACGGAGAAAAAAACATGGCACAACCAACAAATGCTTTTGATACTTACGATGCTGTAGGTATTAGAGAAGATTTGCAAGATGTGATTTACTCTATCTCTCCAACTGACACTCCATTTATGAGTTCTGCTGGTAGAGAAGCTGTAAGAAATACTTTGCATGAGTGGCAAACTGATAGTTTAGCTGCTGCTTCTACTTCTAACGCAGTAATCGAAGGTGACGAAGCTACATTAGACGCATCTAGTGCAACATCTAGATTGTCAAACACAACTCAGATCATGGACAAAACTGTCGTGATCACTGGTACTCAAGAAGCTGTAGATAAAGCTGGTAGAGCATCAGAATTAGCATACCAAATCGCTAAAAAATCTAAAGAGTTAAAAAGAGATATGGAAGCTACTTTGTTAGCTAACCAAGCCGAAGTTGCAGGAGATTCTTCAACTGCAAGAAAATTCGGTTCTATCAACTCTTGGATTGCATCTAATGATGTATTTGCATCAGATGGTGCTTCAGGCGGTGCTGGTAATACAGCTAGAACTGATGGTACTGCAAGAGCTTTAACAGAAGCTGACTTGAAAACAGTTATCAAAAATGTATGGAATGCAGGTGGTAACCCATCTGTAGTAATGGTCGGCCCATTCAATAAACAGAAAATTTCTGGTTTTACTGGTGGATCAACTAGATTCGATGCATCTGAAGATAAAACTTTATATACTTCTATCGATGTATATTCTTCAGACTTTGGTGACTTAGAAGTTGTACCAAATAGATTCTCAAGAGATAGAGATGCTCATGTCCTAGACATGGACTACTGGTCTATCGGATTCTTGAGAGATTTCACTATGCATGAAATAGCTAAAACTGGTGACAGTGAGAAAAGACAAATGATTGTCGAATTCACATTGATCTCTAGAAACGAAGCTGCTTCAGGTGGAGTTTACGATCTAACAACTGCATAATAACTAAATAATGTTGGGGGAGTTCTCCCTTTGTTCTCCCCCAGCTAAACTATGAAGTCTTATGGAGATATAGACGGAACGTAGGAGAAACAAAATGAGAACATTAAACGACTATTTTTTAACATCTAAAGTTACTGACATTAGTACAGCAGGAAGCACATTTGTTGCAGTACCTGATGGCGGTAGTATTGTTAAAATTTATACTTCAATCAAAAATGCTATTACTACAGCAGATGCTGCATTATCATTTGAGATTGGTGGAACAGCAGTAACTAATGGTGGTATCACTATTGCTTATTCTGGTTCTGCTGCTGGAGATGTTGATTCTTCAACACCTTCTGCAAACAATAGAGTAGAAGAAGGACAAGCTATCGAAATCATTACTGATGGTGGATCTTCAACTGCTTGTGAATGTGTGGTAACATTCGTAATTAGAAGATAATCTTTTAGGGGGTGGAAACACCCCCGTTAACTATTAGGAGAAAAACATGCATAAAGGTATGCGACCAGTAACTACACAAAAAGTAAATTCAGCAGGTACTTCTGCACAATCTTCTGCTTTTGGAGCTAACATTGAATATGTAAGAGTTATTCCAGATGCTGATTGTCATATAGAATTTGGTGTTAATCCTACAGCAACTACTTCTAAAATATTTATGGAAGCTAAAACTTCTGAATTTTTTAAAGTTTCTCAAGGAGAAAAAGTAGCTGTAATTGGAACTGTAAATTTATACGTAACTGAACTAAGTGAGTAATGAGTATTTTAAGAGCTGTAGATCCAGATGGTACTAAGTACTATTTTGAAGATGATGGAAAACTTACAGTTAAGCAATCTCAAAATACAGATGCTATCTTAAAAAAAAATAAACAGTTATATAATAAAGGTGATTCTGGCTACAATGTTGGAAAAGACATGAAACGTGTAGCAAGCATTCCTTCATTAGTTTTAACTTTGTGGACTAAAGAATATAATGGTACAAACAATTGGTTTGGTTTACCTCATCAAGTAAGAAAAAAAATATTAAAACAAAAACTTAATAGTAGTGATTATAAGTATTTTAGAACTGCATCAGGAAGATTTTAATGGCATTAACTACATATACAGAATTAAAAGCATCTATAGCTAATTGGTTAAATAGATCTGATTTAACTTCAGAAATATCTGATGATTTTATTAAATTAACCGAAGCTGATTTTAATGCTAAATTAAGAATTAGACAAATGGAACAAATTGATACTGTAACTATTAATGCAGAATCAGTTACTGTTCCTACAGGTTTTATTGCTGCAAGATCATTTTATATTTTATCTGGAAGTACTAAATATCATTTAGAATATATATCTCCAGCTAATTTATATAAAACAAAAGGATCATCTACATCTGGATTACCTAGAGTTTATACATTAGAATCAGATAATGGTACAGAATATTTTAAATTTGCTCCATCACCTGATACATCTTACACAGGTTACTTACAATATTATAAAGCATTCAATAGTCTATCTACTTCAAATGCTTCTAACTATATTCTTGCTAACCATCCTGCTATTTACCTTTATGGTAGCCTTTTTCATGCATCTAATTTCTTGGGCGGTATCGAACCTAACCAACAACAAAGCTGGCTAGGAATGTATCAAGCATCTTTAGAAAGATGTGAGAACAATGATAGAACAGATTCTTATGGTGCTGCACCTACAGTTCAAAGAACAGATGTAGGAACAGATTTATCTTTCTATCGCAGAAAAGCATCTAGTTAGGAGATTGTATGCAAGTTCCTTTTGGAGAATGGCTACCTGATCAACCTAAACATAATAATCCAGGATCTAATGTAGCTACCAATGTTTATTATGCTCTTAATTCTTATAAACGATTTCCATCATTAGTTAATTATTCTACCAATAATATTAGTGCAGATTGCAGAGGTGGTGGTTCATTTAGAGATGGTTCTAACAATGTTTATAACTTTGTTGCAACTAATACAGATTTATACCAATTAGATGGTGGAACTTTTACTTCAAGAAAAGGATCATTAACTGGTAGTAATACAGACTTTTGGACATTTACTCAGTTTGGTAATTATGTCATAGCAAGTAATGGTGTAGATGCACCTCAATATTATTTAATGGGAACATCTACTAACTTTGCAAACTTATCTAGTATTGCAACGGATGGAACACCACCAAATTTTAGAACAAGTGGTGTCATAAGGGATTTTTTAGTTACAGGTAATCAAGCTACTAATACAAATAGAGTTCAATGGTCTGGTATTAATGATATTGGTACTTGGACTGCTGGAAAAAAACTAGCTGACTATCAAGACTTACCAGGTTCTGGTGGAGAAATTGTTGCTATATCTTCTGGAGAAGTTGGATATATTTTTAGACAAAACCAAATAGTTCGTATGGACTTTGTGGGTGGCGCAACTGTATTTAGATTTTCAGTTATCTCTCCCAATAGAGGAGCTGTCTATGGACAAACTGTTTGTCAAGATAATAGACAAGTATTCTTTTATGCAGACGATGGATTTTACCAAATTAATGGTGATAGCGTGATTCCTATTGGAGCAGAAAAAGTAAATAGATTTTTTGATCTAGATTTAAACAAAGCATTTACAGATAGAATTGTAGCAGCTACTGATCCATTTAATCAATTAGCTTTATGGTTATATCCATCTGCACAAAATACTAATAACACTACAGGTATTTGTGATAGAATTTTAATTTACAATTATGCTACACAAAAATGGTCATTAGGTGAAGCAAATGCTTCTTTTATTTTTTCACAATTTGTGGGTGCATATACAGTAGAATTAATGGATATTATTTCTCAAAACTTAGAGAATATTAATATTGCATTAGATACAGATTTTTGGTCTGGTGGACAAAGATATTTAGGTGCTATTGATGCAGATTATAAAGCAGCTATTTTTTCTGGTACATCTAATATATCTGAAATAGAAACATCAGAATTTGAACCATTTCCAGGTTTTCGTTCCAATATACAAAGTGTAAGACCAATTATAGATGCTGAAGCCACATTAACTGTTAAAACAAGAGATAGATTAGCTGATACAATTACTGAATCTTCAAGTGTTTCTATGAACAATACTGGTATTAATCCAGTTAGACAATCAGGTAGATATTTTAGAGCAAATATCAAAGTTCCTTCTGGGACTTTGTTTACTCATGCTCAAGGTATTGATATAATAGCAAGCAAAGCAGGATTGAGATAATGACAGATGTTACTGAAAGAGATATTGATAACGTAAGATATTCTTTTGAAACACAAGAGTTCTTCCAAAGACAATTAGAAGAATCAGTTAATAGTTTAATTAATAAAAACAATGTAGAAACTGATAAGGTTTTTGCATGGTTTATAGGATAAAATATGACAGGAATAAAAGATTATTCAAGTACAGCAGCAAATAATACATCAGTAGGTGGAGTTAATATTGATGAAGGTATGTTACCTTCTAGTCTTAATAATGCATTAAGAGCTATCCTTGCAGACACTAGAGAATGGTATAATGATAGCCAATGGGTTATTTATGGAGATGGTGATGCATCATTTACTTTCGCTTATGCTAGCGCAACTTCATTTACAGTAGCAAGTGTAGATGTAACATCTTTTTATCATGCTAATCGTAGAGTAAGAGCTGTAGGTTCTACTACAGGAACTATTTATGGAACTATTAGCTCATCTTCATTTTCAACAAACACAACTGTAAATGTTGTATGGGATTCTGGATCTTTACAAAATGAATCTATTACTATTTATGTAGCAGCTTTATCTGCAACAAATAGATCTATACCAGATGGTGTTGTTGCCACTGCTACATTAGCAGATGGTTCTGTTACTACTGCTAAACTAGCAGCAGATGCAGTTACTAATGCAAAAATTGCTGATGATAGTATTGATTCAGAACATTATGTAGATGGTTCTATTGATACTCAACATATTGCAGACTCACAAATTACAACTGCTAAAATTAATGATAGTGCTGTAACAAGTGCTAAGATTGCAGATGGAACAATTGTTAATGCTGACATCAATGCTAGTGCTGCAATTGACGCAACTAAAATTCATGATGGTACAGTTACAAATACAGAATTTAAATATTTAGATGGTGTTACTTCTGCTATTCAAACTCAATTAGATGCTAAACTTGTTAAAGCAAATAACTTATCTGACTTAACTTCTGCCTCAACTGCTAGAACTAATTTAGGTGTAGCTATTGGAACAAACGTACAAGCATATGATCCTGAACTACAAGCTATTGCAGGATTAACTTCAGCAGCTAACAAAGGTATTCAATTTACAGGTTCAGGTACAGCAGGAACTTATGATTTAACAACTGCTGGTAAAGCATTAT